ATTCATTCTACATCATTACAGACGTACCAAATGGTATGAAAATGTTCACAAGAGCTCCATTGACAACTGCAATGGAAGGTGATTTCGATACTGGAAACGTTAGATACAAAGCTAGAGAAAGATACTCATTTGGAGTATCAGACCCTAGAGGTATCTTCGGCGTTGAAGGTGCGTAATAATTAAATTTTATGGGGCGGCCTTAAAACCGCCCCATTTACAATATAAACGATGAGATTCATGAAAAAATTTATAGTAAATATCTGGGCATACGATCATCATGCAAGATTTGATGTTTTGTCCCTAGATGACCCACAATCCTTAGAAAATGCAATCCTTGACAAACTTGGAGAAAACGTTATAAAGTGGGAAGATCTTGGAAATAGTTATAATGACAAGATTAATAGAATAACCTATGAGGAGGTTGTTGATGATACAAGACCTATACAAACAAAAAAGGTCCTTGGAGTTGAAGTGGGAACAGGAGCATCTATCTAATGGTAGATATACTCTTGAAATGGTCAGGATCGATGACAAAGTTAAAAAGCTACATCGTTGAATAAATCAGATTCACACTACAGGCTCTCTTGCACTCTACTAAAATGTAGTATATAGTTTTATCACTATACAATTATTTAAAGAACATAGACGCGTATAGTCGACGGCCTAGAGACTATGTTCATAAAACTAGGAGGATATAATTATGGCATCAACTACGTTTAACGGACCAGTAAGGTCTGAAAAAGGTTTCCAAGTTGCAACTAAAAATGCAACTACTGGAGCAATAACAACTAGAATGAGTTCAGGTATGCCTGACTTAACTGGTTTATCAGTATCAGATGTAGCAACAGCTACTAGTATTACACTAGCGGCAGATACTATTTCTGTAATAAATTACACAGGTGCAGCAGCTGCAACTTGTACTTTACCTGCAGCAACGCAAGGTACAATAGTAGTTTATGCACAAGCAAAAGATACAACTGGAGGAACTGCTACATTAACTTTTGATGCAGCGGGTTCTGATGTTTGGGCAACTGGTTCAGTAATTGAATCAAGAGCAACAGCAGAAGTAACTTTTGATACTTCAGCGGCAAATGAAACTCAATTAGTTTTTACACCAGCTAACGCAGCAACAAACTTATTCACAACAGGAAGCATGATTGCTTTTATTTGTTATGAAAAAGGTACATGGCATATTGCATCTAAAATGGGTGGCGCAGCAGACGCTACTACAGGTGCATTTGCATTTGCAGCATAATAATTAATTAGTGTGGGCTTCGGCCCACACAAATTTTTAAGGAGAAAAATATGGATTCAGATCAACAGTTTTCTACAAGAACTTCTGATGGAAGATTTGGTAGAGCAACAGATGCTTCAAGTTCTTTTATTGGACCAGCTAGAATAACTTATATTCAAGTTGAAGGAGTGGCTAATAGCAATATCAAACTTTATGATGGAACAGATGCAACTGGAGCTTTAGTATTCGAAGGTAATTGCGGAACTGAAGGACTAGATATATATGTTCCTGGCAGTGGTATTAGATGTAGAACTGGAATATATTTAGATTTAACTAATACGACATCGGTAACTATTGGTTATACTGGCTAGGAGGTTAAATGGCTAACACTACCTCTGGAACAACGACGTTTGATAAAACTTTTGCTATTGATGAAATAATAGAAGATGCTTTTGAACGTATAGGATTGCAAAATGTTGCAGGTTATCAACTTAAATCTGCAAGAAGATCTCTTAATATATTATTTCAAGAATGGGGTAATAGAGGTATTCACTATTGGGAAATAGATGAACTTGATTTAGATTTAGTTGAAGGACAAGCTGAATACGATTTTTTTAGATCAAGTGATGATGGCACAAGTGCTACCTCAACACCAAATGGTGTATATGGAATATCTGATGTTCTTGAAGCACAATTAAGATCTAATAGAACACAAACGACTCAATCTGATAGTCCTATGACTAAAGTTGATAGATCTACTTATGCAGGTTTTTCTAATAAATTATCAAAAGGTACACCTAATCAATACTGGGTAGAAAGATTTATTGATAAAGTTAGAGTGCATGTTTATCCAACACCAGACTCTACTAATGCATCTAAAGATATGCATTTTTATTACATAAAAAGAATACAAGATGTAGGAGATTATACAAACGCAACAGATGTACCATTTAGGTTTGTTCCTTGTATGATAGCTGGTTTAGCATTTTATCTTGCACAAAAATATCAAATACAAGTAGTTCAACAAATGAAACTATACTATGAAGATGAATTACAAAGAGCTCTTGCAGAAGATGGTTCAGCTTCTAGCACACACATAACACCAAAAGCTTATTACCCAGGAGCATAATGCCAAAATACGCAACAGGAAAATATGCAAAAGCAATATCAGATAGATCTGGTATGGAATTTCCATACAGAGAAATGGTTAGAGAATGGAATGGTTCTTTTGTTCATGTATCTGAATTTGAACCTAAACAACCACAATTAGAACCAAAACCATTATCTGCAGATGGTATATCTTTAAGACATGTAAGACCTGGAAGAAGTGAACCCTCTGTTTTATTAAATTTAAGAAATAATCCTTTTGAAACTTTTAAAGCAGGTTCTGCAATAATAAATGTTTTTGCACCTGGTCATGGCTTAACAAATGGAGAAACACATAGATTTAGAGGATCAGTAAAAGTTTCACCAGGAACTGGATCGCCATATAATCCTAATACAGGAGCATCTGGAACTCCTGTTTCTGGTTTTTCTAGTATACTTAATTTTGATGGAATATCAGGATCAAATATAGAAAGATCTGCAGGATATACAATAACAACTGGTTTATATAAAACAATAAGTGGAATAGATCAAAGAGTTACAACAGATTATTCATTAAATAATTTTTTTCATTTTACTGTTGTTACAAATACTGCTACAGTAGGGCAAACAAGAGGAGGAGGAAATGGCTGTTCCATTGGTCCAGTTAGTTTAGAATCATGATAAAAAAAATTATTAATAAAATTAAAAGTTGGTTTATTCCTAAAAAAGAGGAACCAATTATATTAACTGAAAAAAAACCAGAGCATTGTTCAGGACATTTAAGGTTTAGAAAATCTTGTCCACGTTGTCAGGAGATAGTAGCGTAATGGCTGGATTAAGTGCATCAGGATTAAAAACACAAATTAGAAGTTATACTGAAACAGATTCTAATGTTTTAACAGATGCTGTTTTAGAAAATATAATTTTAAATGCACAGTATAGAATTTTTAGAGATGTTCCTATTGATGCAGATAGAAAACAACAATTAGGTAATTTAGTTGCTGGACAAGAATCAATCAACGCTCCAGCAGGAGCATTATTTATAAGAGGTATACAAGTTTATGATACAGCTGGATCTGAAACTACAGGAGCTAATAGATGGTTAGAGAAAAAAGATTATACATATCTACAAGAGTATCAAGATGTAACAGGAACATCGGCAGCTCAAGGTCAACCTAAATATTATGCTATGTTTGGTGGTGGTACAGGAGAATCAGACACGACATCTGGACGTATAGCATTTGCTCCAGTTCCTAATACAACTTATAGATTTAGAGTGCATTTTAATAAAATGCCTGATCTTTTGGAGAATAACGACACTAATTATATTAGTATGAATTTTTCAAACGGTCTATTATATTGTTGTCTATCAGAAGCATATGGATTTTTAAAAGGTCCTATGGATATGTTGACATTATACGAAAATAAATATAAACAAGAGGTACAAAAGTTTGCTAGTGAGCAAATTGGAAGAAGACGAAGAGATGACTACACTGATGGAGCTGTTCGTATACCAATAAACTCACCAAACCCGTAGGAGAATAAATTATGGCAATATCATCAGCAATATGTTCAAGCTTTAAACAAGAGCTTTTACAAGGTAAACACAGTTTTGAATCTTCTGGTGGACACACTTTTAAGATTGCTCTTTTTACAAGTTCTGCATCCTTAGGTGCAGCAACTACTGATTATTCAACATCAAACGAAATATCAAATACATCTGGATCTGCATACACTGCAGGTGGAGCCACACTTACAAACAATGGTGTATCTTTATCATCAACAACAGCTTTTGTTGACTTTGCAGATGTAACTTATTCTTCTGCATCTTTTACTGCAAATGGAGCAATGATTTATAATACTACAACAAATGGTGGATCATCAACTACAGATGCTGTTGCTATCATTGCATTCGGTGGAGACAAAACAGCAAGTAATGGAACTTTTAAAATAGAATTTCCAGCAGCAGACGCAAGTAACGCAATCATCAGATTAGCATAGGAGGTCAGCCATGTCGGTGACTTCAGGATGGGGCCGATTAACCTGGGGACAGGCTAATTGGAACGAAGCCGTAACTTTAAAAACAGGTTGGGGTGCAAAATCCTGGGGTGAAGATGAGTGGGGTGAATTAAAAGACGCTGTTGCTCAACCATCTGGTCTATCAATTTCAGCTAGTGTAGGATCTGTAACTGTTGATGATGTTCATCAAGGTTTAACTGGACAATCTTTTTCTGCATCTGTTGGTTCAATAAGTTTACCAGATATAGGTGTTGGCTTTGATGGAGTGTCAGCAACTTTTTCTGTTGGTTCTATTTTACCAACTGAAATGTCAGTTGGTCTAACTGGTCAATCTATAACTTCAGCTATTGGTGCTCCTGGTGTTAATGATTTAACAGTTGGTTTAACAGGTGTATCTTTTACTGCTTCTCAAGGAACTGCATTTGCACCAAACGAAACTGTTCAGCCTTCAGGATTTTCCATAACATCCTCACAAGGAACAGCTACAGGAATATCAGAACAAGAAGTTACATTATCTGGACAACTAGTAACTTCATCTTTAGGTTCTCTTACAATACCAAATGCAACTGCTATAGTAAGTGGCTTATCAATGGAGGCTCAAGAAGGTTCTCTTATTGGACTAGGAGGTGCAGTAGCACAACCAACAGGTCAATCAGCTACAGCTAGTGTTGGAGCTTTAGATCCTAATGATTTAACTATAGGATTAACTGGAGTATCATTTAGTGCTAGTGTTGGATCACTTACAGTTGTTGATATGCAGGTTGGATTAACAAGTCAATCAGCAACATTTAATATAGGAACAGTAGACATCTTTGCTTATGGTGATATTGACACTGGTTCAAATACATCATATAGTGCTGTTTCAACAGGTTCGAATGATACATATTCGGATGTTGCAACTGGATCAAATACAAGTTATAGTGACGCTGCATAGGAGATAAAAATTTATGGCATCAACATACACACCACTCGGTATAGAACTTCAAGCAACTGGTGAAAACGCTGGTACATGGGGAAATAAAACAAACGTTAATTTACAAGTTGTTGAACAAATAGCTGGTGGTTTTACACAACAAGCTTTAACTAGTGGTGGAACTGTTGCTTTAACAAGCAGTGATGGAGGAACAGGAGACGTTCTTGCTCATAGAATAATAGAATTTACAGGTTCATTATCTGGTAATGCAGTTGTCACAATACCTCTTGATGTACAAAATTTTTATCTTTTAAGAAATTCTAGTTCTGGTTCTTATACAGTTCAGTTTAAATATACTTCTGGATCAGGAAGTTCTGTAACTTTTTCTGCTACAGATAAAGGAGATAAATTAGTTGTTGCAAAAGGTAATGATGGAACTAATCCTGATATTGTAGAAATATCATTAGCTACAGCAGGCACAGTAACAGAAACTGGTACACAAACTTTAACAAACAAAACGTTAACATCACCTAAAATAGGAACATCTATTTTAGATACAAATGGTAATGAATTATTTCTATTAACAGCTACAAGTTCCGCGGTTAATCAATTGACATACGCGAATGCAGCTACAGGAAACAAACCATCTCTTACTGCATCTGGTGGAGACACTAATATTGGTGTATCTATACAGCCAAAAGGCTCAGGAACAGTCACTATTGATGCTTTGACTTTTCCAGCAGCGGATGGTAGTAGTGGTCAAATATTACAGACTGATGGTTCTGGAAACTTAAGTTTTACAACAGCATCAAGCGGTATATCAATGGGAAAAGCTATTGCAGCAGCGATAGTTTTCGGATAAAAGGAGTTTAGGAGAATAAAAAATGGCAGCACCAAATATAGTTAATGTATCAACAATTAATGGTAAATCAGCAGTAGCTGATTTAGGCACAACTTTAACAACTACTTTATTAACTGCAGCAGCAGATCAAGTTAACAAAATAAATCTAATTAGAGTCACAAATGTGACAGACAATGATGCAACAACTACTATTGATTCAGAAGTTTCAGGCACTCATAAAAAATTAGCTAACGAACTTACAGTTCCTGCTAACTCATCAGTTGATGTAATAGATAAAAATTCTTCTTTCTATTTACAAGAAACCGATCTTATCAGAGGTGGGGCATCAGCAGCATCAACATTAGAAGTCACGATATCATACGAACTGATAGACGACGCATAGGAGGACTAACCCATGTCGGAAAGTTATCCTAGACGAGACCAAGCCCGAGGGATTTGGAAAATCAATGACATTACTAAAAATAAAAAAGAATTAGGGACTTATCCATCTGGTGCAACTAGAGGAGTTGTTTCTGGTGGATCTACACCAAGCGTAATAAATACAATACAATTTATAACTATTGAAACTACGGGTAATGCGGCAGACTTTGGTGATTTAACTGTATCAAAAACTTATCCAGCTATGGGTCAAACTTCATCTTTTACAAGAGGTATTATTGCTGGAGGTATTACTCCATCTTACATAGATAGCATTGACTACGTACAAATTCTTTCAACAGGTAATGCAGCAGACTTTGGTAATTTAACAAATTCTGCAGGTTTTATGGCTGGAAACTCAAATGATACAAGATGTGTTTTTGGACCAAGAAGACTTTCTCCAGGTGGTGCATCAAACGTATTAGATTTTATAACTACTGCTACTTTAGGTAATGCAACAGATTTTGGAGATGCTACTGCCAATAGAAGAAATTTGCCTGGGGCATCTAATAATACAAGAGGTTTAATTTTTGGAGGTGAAGAAAGTAGCACTGTAAATAAAATAGAATTTTTAGAATTTTCAAGTGGGGGAGGCACAGCAGACTTTGGAGACTTATCAGGTACAAATCAAGATTCAGGTGCTACAGCTAATAATACAAAAGCTTTAAATATGGGAGGCTACATAGGTGGTAGTTATAATAATACTATAGATTCTGTTAACATAGGTAGTTTAGGTAACTCTGTAGATTTTGGTGATTTAAGTATAGCCAAAAAAGGTAGCACTAGTGGATTAAGTAATAAAGTAAGAGCAGTTTCCGCTGGAGGTTTTACTGATCCAGGAGTTTCGAATGTTATTGATTTTGCTAATTTTGAAACAAGAGCTAATTTTTCAGACTTTGGTGATTTAACTGTAGCACTACAACAAGCTGGTAGTTTTTCAAATCAACATGGTGGCTTACAAGAATTCCAACCAAGAGCCCCAGAACTTTATTCACCAACAGGTAAAATTGATAATGGTGATATAGGATATATTTGTGGTGGAAATCAACCATCAGTAACTACTAGAATTCAATTTATACAAATATCTAGTTTAGGTAATTCACAAGATTTTGGTGATTTAACACTCGCAAGAAGTAGTGCTTCTACTACTGGAAATCGCACTAGAGGTATTAATGCTGGTGGATATACTCCAACACACTTTGATACAATAGATTATATGAATCCAACTGAAAAAGGAAATTGTGCAGATTTTGGAAATTTAAGTAATAGTCGTTATGGAGCTTTAGGCGCAAGTAATGATACCATAGCTGTTTTTATGGGAGGAGATTCTCCAGGCGATGATAATAGAATGGACAGTGTAACTATTGCAACAACTGGTAATGCAACAGATTTTGGAAATACAACAGCTAATATTTTTCAAGGGGCTAATAATATCAATAGCACTACAAGAGGAATAGGAGCAGGGGGGTATACTGCTCCAGCAGGAGTAAATACTATTCAATATATTACTTTTTCATCTTTAGGAGATGCTACAGATTTTGGAGATTTAACTGTAGCAAGATATGATCCAGGTGGAGTTTCTAGTTCAACAAGAGGGATAGCCGCAGGAGGAAAACAACCAAACAGCACTCTTCATAACAACATAGACTATATAACTATCGCCTCAACAGGTAATGCAACCGACTTTGGAGATTTATCAGTTACTAGAGGGGTGGGTCCTAATGGAGCTAGTAATAAATTAAGAGGTGTATTTGCAGGTGGTGAAGCTCCTGGTGCTTCTAATGTTATGGATTACATAACAATTGCTTCAACGGGTAATGCAGCAGATTATGGTGACTTACTGTCAACTGCTACTTATGCTTCAGGTGGTTCTACGGGACACGGTGGACTTTCGTAAGATTCTATAGTATAAAAACTACAACATGATCATATACATGCTAAACTATAAAGGAGAAAAATATGTCATCTAAAGATCTAGTTATACAAAAACTATCAAACTCACCACTGGTTAAAAAAGAGTATAAACAAATGTTAACCAACATCAATGCAACACTACCAGCAATAAAACAATCAAGCTCAAACTTCTACAAATCACACTCACAGTTTATGGGTGTTATGTTAGACGTTACAGCGATCACACCTATCAGATCAGTCAAGCACACACTAGCTGAACTAGATAAAACTAGAATGGCCCTAGAAGAAGCACAACTTAAAATGATGAAGAAGGATATTGAACTTCGTCAAAAAGAAAAGAAACTAGCTAATGGAGAGTTTAAAGACGATCTAGAAAGAGAGCTTTTAGAAACAGAGATATTAGAGGTCAAGGTAAATATGAACAATATACAAAACTCAGTATCTGGAGCTATCAGAAAGATGAACTTCTTTACTAATCAATACAAGAGTATCTTGAAGAAGTTAGGTAAAGATGATATTACTGAGGAAGAGTACGAAAAAGAGGAGTCTAGATATCATGTCATGACTTGTCTAAAACAAGCTTTAAACGCTGCTCGTGCCCGAGGCGGAGTTATAGATGAAGGAAACTTGATTTATCTCTTCGATATGGGTATAAACAGTGCTCAGGCACAAGCTGAAATTTATGCTTATTTGGAAATGGAAAATAAGTTAATGAAGGAAGGTAAAGCGCCTACCCACGAAATGACCATGCAATGGTTAGAAGCGTGCGCTGATAAATTCTCTGGTGAATCTGTAAAATTCGCAGAGCGAAGAGGATT